TGATCTTGCGCAGAATGATTTTCTACGTTTAGCAGCTTTTGATCCTGGCTTCACTTTACCAGTCACGGCTGTTTTTAATTTTGAACCGGGATTTAATCTTCGGTATGCTTTGACACCGGCTCGTGTCATACCTGCTCCGGCCTTGGTAGGCCTGAAGTTCTTTTTATTTCTTTTAGGCATTGTGCCTTTGTTATATAATTCTCTAGGCATTTGAGTTCTTGCAATCATGATATTTTTGGCATCTTAAAACCAGGGTTAGAATAATATTTTTGTGAAGATTTATTTCCAACTTCTACTCCACCTAAATCTCCAGACACATAACTACCGATGTAATTTCTTTGTGCTTGTCTTACCATAGAATTTTCTCCACTAGCTGGAGTTCCTGATGCTCTTTTCTTTCTTGTAAAAGTTTTAACGTTAGTAGGTTTTCCACCCACTCCTTGGGCTACCGCTCGTTTTCGTTTGACAGCACTCGCCCTTTCGCCTTTTGTCATCCGTGTGGCTTTTGCAAGTGGGACGCATTTTGGATACTTCCGTTTGGCGTCCTTCTTTTGTTTTGAACGACCACACTTTGCGAAAGAACCATCCTTTCGCTTGCTCCCAATATCTACCCACTTTTGTTTGAACCATTTATCTAAACCGTTTTTAGCCATTACACTTCCATCATGATAGTCATGTCTTCATCAACCATCAATCCACCATCACGTGCTGGTTTACGACCTTTAAAATCTTTTCTTTTTACTCCAGAAGGATCTTTTATTTTACCTGCACAAATTTTACTAGCGTATGCGTTAGCATATGCGCTGGGGTATACTCGAAATTTTCGCTTCGCTGCGGCTTTACCTCTAGGACATAACTTTGTCATTATTTTTTCCTCACTGTTTGTTTTGCTCTTGCAAAGTCAGATGCTTTTGGTGCACCCTTTGCACCTTTCTTTCGCATCTTACCTCCACGTTTTCTTTTAGCGTGAATGTTTGCATATAAACCTTTACCAGCCATTATGTTCTACCTCCACGTCTAAAAAATTTTTTTCCTCGCAAAGCCTCCAAACGTGCAGAAGGCTTTGTAGGTTTCTTTTTTTTCTTACCTTGCAAACTTTTTAATAATTTTTGCAAGTTTTTTTTGCTAGACATTATCTATTGATTTTGCCTTTTTTCTTCATCTTGCTTCCGAATCTTCCGTAAGACTCATCTCTGCTAGCTTTTAACTGTGCAGGTGTTCTTTTTTTTCTGATTCTCATAGCGATAGACTCATCTTTTCTAGCTTTGTAACCTTGTTTTTTCTTACCAACTTTTTTCACGCTTCCTCCTTTTTTCATCATTTTTCCGCCTTTCATTCCCATGTCAGGTGAATAAAAACCAGATGCTTCATCTTTTCTTCGAGTGCCAGAAATCATTCCTCTTCCGCCACCCATCATTTTTGCACGTCCACCCATCTTGAAACCAAAACCAGGGACCTGTTTATTGAATCGTTTATTAGGCATTATTTTTTTCCTCCGTTCCTAAAAATTTGTGTACCCTTTATACCATATATGC